CCATGAAGACGATCACCGAACAGATTGCCGCCTTCGAAGCGACGCGGCAGGCCAAGTCGGCACGCATGACCGACGTGATGAGCGCGGCTGGAGAGAAGGGCGAGACCCTCGACCAGACGCAGACCGAGGAATACGACACCCTCGACACCGAAGTGAAGGCCATCGACGCGCACCTCGTCCGGCTGAACGCGCTCGAAGAAGCGAACAAGAAGTCCGCGAAGCCCGTGGTCGCGCCGGACCCGCTCACGGGATCGCAGTCGCGTGGTGGCGGCGTGATCGCCGTTCCCACTCCGCTGCCTCCGGGGATCGAGTTCGCGCGCTACGCGATGTGCCTGATGACGGCGAAGGGCGATGCCCGGTCCGCAATGGAGATCGCGCGTGAGCGGTATCCGGACCAGCCGCGCATCGCCACGATCCTGCGGGCCGCTGTCGCGGCTGGCACCACGACCGACCCGACGTGGGCCGGGGCGCTCGTGCCGGACTACCCCACGTTCGCCGGGGACTTCGTGGAGTTCCTGCGGCCGCAGACCATCATCGGCAAGTTCGGGCAGGGCGGGATTCCGTCGCTGCGGCGTGTGCCGTTCAACGTCCGCATCCTGGGCCAGACCACGGGCGGCAACGGATACTGGGTCGGACAGGCTGCGCCGAAGCCGGTCACGAAATTCGACTACGCGCCGACCAAGCTCGGCTTTGCGAAGGTGGCGAACATCGCCGTCCTGTCGCAGGAACTCGTGCGCTTCTCGAATCCGTCGGCTGAGATGCTCGTGCGTGACGCGCTTGCCGCCGCGCTGATCGAGCGGCTCGACACGGACTTCGTGGACCCGACCAAGGCGCTCGTCGCGGACGTGTCTCCCGCGAGCATCACGAACGGTATCGTGGCAGGCACCCCGAGCGGCACCAACGCCGCCGCTGTCCGCGCCGACGTGCAGACGCTCTTCAACGCGTTCATCGCCGCGAACCTCACGCCGATCAACGGTGTGTGGATCATGTGCAACACGACCGCGCTCGCGCTCTCGCTGATGACGAACGCGCTCGGCCAGCAGGAGTTCCCCGGCATCACGATGAACGGCGGCACCTTCCAGGGTCTCCCGGTCATCGCGTCCCAGTACTGCAACCTGGGCGGGTCGCCGGACAACCTGATCTTCATCCTCGTGAACGCCTCGGACATCTACCTGTCGGACGACGGGTCGGTGGTCATTGATGCGAGCCGCGAGGCCTCACTCGAAATGAAGACCGACCCGACGAACTCTCCGGCCACCGGATCGCCGTTGGCTCCCACCGCGACCACGATGGTCTCCCTGTGGCAGACCGACGCGATCGGCCTGCGCGCGGAGCGCTTCATCAACTGGCAGCGGCGGCGGGATGCGGCGGTCGCCTACATGGACGGCGTCGCGTACTCGGCGTAACCCCTCCACGGCTGGACCGGACTCCGCATCCGGTCCAGCCGTGCTTTACACTACGGGGGACCATGCCGATCCTGATTCCGCTTCGGGCACGCCGCGTCCTCGTCTACGACGGCCGGACGATTCCGGCCGGGACGGTCTTCCATACGTCTGCCCTTGCCGCTGCCGCGCTGACGTACCAACACGACGCTGAGTTCCTGACGCCGGACCAGGACTCTGCTCAGCCGTCTCGGAAAAAGCGCACGTACAAGCGGCGCGATCTTCAGCCGGAGTCCTGATGGATATTCCCTTCTTCGGCCTCTCGGTCGTCCGGACCAAGGCGTTGCCGATGCTCTCGCCGCTGGAAGCACGCGGCGGCTGGTGGCCCCTGCTTCGCGAGTCCTATTCTGGCGCGTGGCAGCGGAACGTCAACGTCGACCTCACGGCCGTGGCTGCGAATCCCACGGTCTTCTCCTGCGTCACGTTGATCGCGTCCGACGTCGGGAAGATGGGCCTGCGGCTGGTGCAGAAGGACGCGCACGGCATCTGGACGGAAACGGAGAACCCGTCATTCTCGCCGGTCCTGCGCAAGCCGAATCGCTACCAGACCCGGATCAAGTTCGTGGAACAGTGGATCACATCCAAGCTGTTCTGGGGCAATACCTACGTCCTGAAGCAGCGCGACAACCGGAACGTCGTCGCCGCCCTTTACATCCTGGACCCGCAGCGCGTCACGCCCCTCGTCGCGCCCGATGGGTCGGTCTACTACCAGTTGGCGACGGACTTCCTGGCGAACCTGCCGCAGACGAGCGTGACGGTCCCGGCACGCGACATCATTCATGACACGATGTACGCGCTCTATCATCCGTTGGTCGGGATGGCGCCGGTCTACGCCTGTGGCCTCGCGGCGTATCAGGCGGTCAAGATTCAGGAGAACTCCACGCAGTTCTTCGCGAACGGTAGTCGACCCGGTGGCGTGCTGTCAGCCCCCGGCGCAATCAGCCAACCGGCAGCCGATCGGTTGAAGGAGTACTGGGAGACGAACTTTTCCGGCGAGAACGTGGGGAAGGTCGCGGTGCTTGGCGACGGACTGAAATACGAGAAGATGTCCGTCGATGCGAAGGACTCCGAACTCATCAATCAGTTGAAGTGGACCGACGAGAAGGTGTGCTCGTGCTACCACATCCCGCCGTACATGGTGGGGGTGGGACCGGCTCCGGCCTACAACAACATTCAGGCGCTGTCGACGCAGTACTTTACGCAGTGCTTGCAGACGCTCGTGGAGTCCTTCGAACTGTCCCTCGATGAAGGGTTGGAACTGCCGAAGCCCTACGGCACGGAGTTCAACACCGCCGACCTGCTGCGTATGGATTCCGCCACGATGATCGATTACATCGCGAAGGGCGTCGGCTGCGGGGTGATGAAGCCGAACGAAGGACGCTTCCTGCTGAACCTCATCCCGGTGGAAGGTGGCGACACGCCGTACCTCCAGCAGCAGAACTACTCGCTTGCCGCGTTGAACAAGCGCGACACTGAAGAACCGGTCCCGGCATCCACGCCGCCCCCGCCGGAGGGTCCCCCGGACCCGGACAAACCGGATCCGAACGAAGAGACGCCGGAACCTGACGACACGACCGAGCGGTTCCAGGCAGCGTTGCTTGTGCGCGTCCAGAGGTTCACCCATGCCGCTTGACCCGGAACAGATGGCCGACATCGTGGCGTCCGCAATTCAGGTTGCGATGACGCCGGTCCTCGCGCGGCTCGCGGTCCTCGAATCGCGGCCGGTGGTGCATGGGCGCGACGGCGCTCCAGGCCGTGACGGACAGACGGGCCTTACCGTCGTGGGGCGTGACGGCAGCGACGGCGCTCCTGGTCCGGCTGGCCCTCCAGGTCCGGCCGGGGAGACCGGACCGGCAGGACCGGCCGGGGAGACCGGGCCGGAGGGCCCGCCTGGACCGTCCGGACCGTCGCCGGACCCGGTGCCGGGACCAGAAGGGCCGCTAGGACCGCAGGGCGTGCCTGGAGAACGCGGGAAGGATGGGGCTGACGGTCTACCGGGGCGGGACGGCGCATCGCTCCTGGGCCCGCCTGGACCGTCCGGACCGGAAGGCCCAGCCGGACGCGAAGGACCGGCCGGACCGCAGGGACCGGTGGGCGAGCGCGGTGAACCGGGACTGCACGGCACAGACGGCGAGAGCATCCTCGGGCCAGCCGGACCGCAGGGGCCAGCCGGGGAACGTGGCGAACCTGGACTGCACGGCAAGGACGGCGCGGCCGGACTGAACGGCCACGATGGACGCGACGGCAAGGATGGCAGCAACGGCACGCTGGACAACCTGAAGGTCGTGCAGAGTGAAGACCATCGCACCGTCACCCTGTGCTTCAAAGACAGCGGCGCGCCGGTGGAGGGCGGGGTGCTGCGCTTCCCGGTGGTGCTTGATCGCGGCGTCTTCAAGAGCGAGACACCCTACGTGGCCGGTGACGGCGTTACCTGGGGTGGGTCGTGGTGGATTGCACAAGCCGACACGACGGGACAGAAGCCGGGAGACGGCGCGACGGCGTGGCGGCTCGCGGTGAAAGCCGGACGTGACGGCAAGCCTGGACACGATGGGGTGGCAGGACCGGAAGGGAAGCCGGGTCCGGCTGGTCGTGATCTGACGCAGATGGACAGCAAGGGCCGGAAGTGGTGATGCCTCGCACACAGACCGTCACGCCGCAGGCGGTGCCGTCGCTGTGCCCCGGTGGCACCGTCGTGTGCCTGGGCGGTGGCCCGAGTCTTGTACGTGAAGACGTGGACTATTGCCGGGGCAAGGCGACGGTGGTGTGTGTCAACGACGCGTGGAGACTCGCGCCGTGGGCTGACGCGTTGATCGGATCGGACGCCGCGTGGTGGCATGTGCATAACGGCGTGCCGGACTTCCCCGGATTGAAGTTTTGTCTCCAGGCGAACGCGGCCACGATCCCCGGCATGAGGGTGTTGCGGAATACCGGGGACGCTGGCCTGGAAGCCGACCCCACCGGCGTGCGCACCGGCCGGAACAGCGGCGCAGCCGCCATCAACCTCGCGGTGCATTTCGGCGCGAAGCGAATCATCCTGCTGGGCTACGACATGGAAGTGTGTGACGAGAACCGGAGCCATTGGTTCGGGAATCACCCGCAGGGGCTGCGCGGCAATTCCCCCTACCCGTTATTCCGCGCCATGATCGCGACGATGGTGGACCCGCTGAAGCTTGCCGGGGTCCAGGTCATCAACGCCAGCCGTCAGACGGCGTTGGTATGCTTCCCTCGGATGGCGCTGACGGAGGCGCTTCCATGACTCCTCCCCTGCGCGTCTTCGGCGTTGATTATCAGTTCCTGTCGTGTGGCGATGTCTTCACCCGTGGCCTGCTTCACGCGGCCGAGGATCTCGGGCTGGTCTACCAGCATAGTGATTGGGCCGCCCCGGACCTGGAACGCCAGATCGTGCACTTCCGACCGGACCTGCTCTTTGTTGTGCACGGCCGGAAGTTCTCGTCACGTTGGAGCCGTGCCTTCGAGGCGATGAAGACGGCGGTGTGGCTGCTCGATGAACCCTACGAGGTCGACGACACGGCACGGTTCTCGCAGAGGTTTCAGCACGTCTTTCTCAATGACCCGTCAACCCTGCACCGGCATCATCATGCGACGTACCTGCCGGTCTGCTATGATCCGCGCGTCCACGCCGACACGCATCACTCTCGATCCTTCCAGGTCGGCTTTGTGGGCGGCGGCAACCGGACACGCGACACCTATCTGGCCGCACTCGCGCGTGCGGGTGTCTTGGGCTATGTCATTGGCGGGGCATGGTCGAGTCCCGAGGTGAATCGCCTCTGCGTATCACGCAATGTCACGCCGCGTGAGACAGCGGCCAGATACAACCTCTCGCGCGTGGCCCTGAACGTCTTTCGGGAAACGCACCACTTCAATCAGCAGCACGTCCCGGCCACCAGCATGAACCCTCGCGTCTACGAAGCGTTTGCGTGCGGGGCGCTCGTGGTCAGTGAATGGCGTCCGGAAGCCGACACCCTGGTGCCACAGATGCCGGTGTTTCGTTCGGAAGCCGACTGCGTGGCGGTCGTGATGGACGTGCTCGCCAACCCAGATACGGCCGAGGCGATTCGGCTGGCCTGTTGGGAGCAGATTCGTCCACATACCTATGCGGCGCGGCTGCGGACGGTCCTGGAAACCTGTCACCTCACGAACCCGCAGTTGACTGGAGTATCTGCGTGATGCCGAACGTCAATGCCGGATTCTGGAATCGTGGGATCGATCAGGTCGAACGGATGACCGGCCTCGGGACTGCGCCGACGCCGGATGCGCTGGCGGGGGCCGACATCCGAGAGGTCTGCCGTCGCTTGGGGATCCTCCTGCCTGTCCCGCGACTCCTGGACGTTGGCTGCGGCACGGGACGGCTTCGGCCTATGGCTGACGCCTACCTCGGCGTGGACATCTCAGAATCCGCCATCGCCTACTGCGTTGCACGAGACGTTCCGGTCCTGTTGGTGGACGGTCCTGACGACCTGACGCGCTTCGGCCCTGACGAGTTTGATTGGGTGTGGGCGTGTTCGGTCTTTACGCACATCGGCCGCGACGAACAGCAACGCTACCTGGGGCAGTTCGTGCAGATTGCCCCACGGCTGTTGGTCGACATCCTTCCCGGTGATTCCGGTCGCGGTCCGGCGCGGTGGGGAACAGACGAAGCCACCTTCCGCTTGGATCTGGTCGCGGCCGGGTATCGTCTTGAGCCGCTGACCGTTGACGTGTCAGACGGGACCGGACCAACCGCCGCGCGGCATCGGTATTTCGTGGGGGTGCGTGCATGACCGTGCCGCGCGTGTCTGTCGTGACAACGGTCTACGACCGCGTCCCCTGTCTGGATCGGTGCCTGCGCGCGATGGCGCATAGCCACTATCAGGACTTCGAACAGATCGTCGTGGCGGATCATCCGTCTTCCGGCGTTCTGCGGCAGATCGAACTTGTGGTCCAGCGGGCGTGTACGCGCGTACCCAATACGGTCTTCGTGAACCTGCCGACACGTCGGAATGATTGGGGCATGACCCCGGCCTCGGTCGGGCTGTCGCAGGCACGCGGCGAATTCGTCTGCTTCCTCAGTGACGACAACGCCTATCTGCCGGACCACCTGGAACCCCTGATCGCGTTGCTCGACCAGTATCCGGAGGTTGGCTTCGTCTATAGTTCGTGCCTCTATAACGGCCGGACGGTCCTGCGGGACGATCCGCCACGGGGCGGTCGCATCGACCTCGGCCAGCCATTGTTTCGCACGCAGGTGCTGCGAGACACGTTCACGAAGGGCCTGCCCTTCCATGAATTCGCTTGGGACTGGCGAATGATTCATCACCTTATCGCGGCGGGCGTGACCTGGAAACACCACGACCATCCCAGTTTCGCCTTCCGGCTGGCGTCGTATCCGGATCTGGTCGCGGAGTTGGCATGACGCTGAGCATCATCGTGCCGACGTGCGGCCGGTCCTCGCTGTGGCACACGCTGGCGTCGTTGGTCGAGCAGCCGCTTCAGGCTGATGACGAAATCCTGGTCTGCGGGGGCCCGCCCTCTGCGATGGCCCCGGTCACGACGTACGGCGCACGCTATCTGCCGCTGAAGTCCGGATACCATTGGGGCTGCGAGGAACGAATACACGCCATCGGCCACGCACGCGGCACCCATCTGGCGTTTCTGGACGACGATGATACGTGGTTGCCCGGGGCGCGGGCGGCGGTGGCCGCCGCCGTTGCGAACGCACCCGATCAGCCGCTGTTGTTCCGGATGCAGTACGTGTCCGGCCGGGTCTTATGGGACCGGCCGCGACTGGTCGCCGGGAACGTCAGCACGCAGATGATCGTGGTGCCGAATGACCCGTCGCGGCTCGGCACCTGGACCGTCCGGCGCGAAGGCGACTACGACTTCTTGACCTCGATGAAATGGACTCGGCGCGACATCGTGTGGCAGACCGACATCCTCGCAAAGATCTGGGAGCATGATGCGACCTGAACTCCAGCAGTTGCCACAGGGTTGGTTCCACCACGGCGAGAAGCTGCTCGCCCTCGTGGACCGGCACCGGCCAGCCGTCACCGTTGAACTCGGCACCTGGAAAGGCGCGTCGGCGATTGCGCTGGCGCGGCTGGTCCGGACCTGGGGCGGGGTCGTCTACTGTGTTGACACGTGGACCGGCCCTTCCAAGGACAGTCGGGGCGGCACGCTTCCGGGGAAACCGGTGATGTTACTGGAATGTGCGACGAACCTCATCGAGGCCGGCGTGGCTCCGGTCATTCGTCTGATCCCGTCACGAACCGACCATGCGGCGGCGGTCTGGTCGCAGCCGATTGACTGCCTCTATGTCGATGCGGACCACACGAAAGCGTCCGTTCGGTCTGACCTGGACTTGTGGTGGCCGCATCTGCGCACCGGTGGCCTCGTGGCTGGCGATGACTACGACAGCGCGTTGTATCCCGGCGTCCGTGAAGCCTGGGATGAATTCGAGGAGGACTACGGCCAGCAGTTCGAACGGTTCGCGACCCCGAACACGAACCCGCCGGGAATGCGACTGGTCTATGGAACCAAGGATGACGGGAG